CGACCATAACCCATCCTTTAACTTCAGGGTTGGAACCAAAACCGAATAACTCAAAAGTTTCAGTGGTTTTGTTCCAGTACAGCATGGTCGAATAAATTTTCCCGCCTTCTTCTGCGACCATGCTTTTGACAACCCACTTCTCGCCATCAGAAACAATCACAAGCCCCTTGGCATCGGCAGCAGGTGGAAGACCGAATTCAGACGGGTCCAGCGATACGGCGTTACCAGCTGCATCAAATCCGGCGAGGCCTTCTGGAGTTCCTGTGTGCAGGCTTTGATCCCAGGCAAGCTCCTTCATATTGGCATGATTCGGAATAAACAGAGCAGGCTTTCCAGATGGGTCCCACGCCGCTAACGTCTCGGGGTTTCCTTTGTGTCCGCTTTCGGGCCACACAAGCTCATCGAGTTCGCTGTGGTCACGAATAACCGCGTTCCCGGTTGGCTGCATCGGATTCATGGAGCGATTGGAAGACTGCTTCGGAGCGTCGAACCCCTTTGCTTTTTCCATCTCCGTAGCGTCCTTGAACGTCTTCGTCCACAACGGCTTCACCGTCGTGTTCTCGGAAGGGTTTATCGCCCCATAGTAGTTCGCGCTGATCATAGAATTACCCCTTTACGGAGCCGCCTTCGGCATACCCCAGCCCCGATGCGATATTCGCCAGTTCACCGATACCCGGATACTCATCCTCGCGCCGTTCCATGAACGCCAGCATGGCGGTGATGACGGCGTTGCGCAAAGTGGCGGCATCGAAGACGCGCTTACGCTTCATCTCGCCCAGCCGCGCCGCCGCCGCTTCGATCCTGTTGCCGACTTCCATGCGGACGCTCTGAAGCTTATCCACACTCGCCAGCGTCCTGTCGCTGATTTTGTCCTCGACATCAGTCAGCGCCTTCGCCCTCGCTTCTTCAGTGCCGGACGCAACAGAAGTCCATACCGTGCCGTTGTACATGCCGCGTGAAATGAGGTCAGCGCGAGCCTTGGAAAGCTGATTGTCGAACTGCGTATTGATCCGGTCTCGGTGACTTTCCCCGTAGCCGGTGAGCAAGCCCTCAACTCGGGACTCGTAGGTAGCGAAATCGGTAGGCAACGCGGTAATGATCCCGTCGATGATGGTATCATACTTGAGATCATCCGCCGCCATCGAAAGCATATCCTCCTGGGTAGCGGTGGACATGACATTGTAGATGGTCACGATCTCGTCGTACCGGCGATCATTAATAAGACGACCTTCGTTATAGGCTTTCGTGAATTGCGTAATCATATCCTGGAGGACGCGCTCGCTCTGGAGCTTGCGCCGCTTCATTCTGTAGGTGTGAGTGAAAAATGTACGTGTTGTTTCATTAGAGTTTTCGGCCGATCCAGATCCATATACCGATCCATCCTTATGTCCGTACCTGTCGTAAGCTTTAGACGACGATTCGCTTTCAGATGATTCGCTGCTTGATCCGACGACCCTGTTTCTTGTCTCTGTCGTTGTTCCGGTTATGATCCACCCCTGCGCCAGAAACCACCCGATAGACGTGCCTTCCGTTTCGTCGATCACAACGCTCATATACTCGGTCTCAAACCAGTTGGAGGCGTTCAAGATCGTCTCGGGAATCGGCGTCCAATTAGTAATGTAGAGAAGCGGGTTGATTTCTTTCATAATGGCTCCTTATTCTTCTTATGGTCCGCCCCAGGCCTCGGGTATGTCTGCGTAGTTGGTTAAAGTCGCGGCAGAGTGACCGCCAAAAGCATCCGTTCCGGTGAGCGTCGCGCCGGTGACATCCCAAAGCGCGGGGGCCTCGCCTTCCGCCAGCATCGTAAACATAAATTCTTTGAAGAACGATTCAAAATTAACCGTCCGCCCGACAAAATGAGACTGAAGGTTTCCGCTTCCCCAAAGGTCGATTCGCATAACAAGGTTGATGCAGTCTACAAATGTCGCGCCGTATCCTTGTCCCGAAACGGCAACATTGTACCGGAATAGATCAGCGGGTACTGTTGCGAGATTGAGGCATGTCCAGAACGTCTCCTTGAACGCATCTTCACCCGCCAGCACATTGTACCGGAATAGATCGGTCGGAACGGTTGTCAACGCCAGGCACCCGGCAAACGTATCCTCAAAGGCGTGATCCGCCGCCAGCACATTATACCGGAATAGATCGGTCGGTATGGTGGCAAGATTCCCGCACCCGTTGAACGCATCCTTGAAGGCGTAGTAAGTGTATTCGCCGACGACTTGCTCTGACGCCGCCACGTTATACCTGAACAAATCAGTCCCGATTGTCACAATTCTAGTACACCCCATGAAGACGCCCTCGAACGTCAACGCAGCCACGTTGTTTTGGAATAGTACGGCAGGAATGCTGGTCAGGAACGTGCATCCGGCAAACGTATCTCGGAACGAAAGCACTTCAGGAACAAGCGAGAATAGGTCTGCGGGAATAGTCGTCAGTCCTGTGCAGTCTTTGAATAACTTGTCGGCATTTTGGAAGTTTCGTATTCCCTGGATGACTCCCACGGAAGAAACCAGCGAAGCGGTTACGGTATCCCGCGAGTTGTCGAATTCCAGCCTATCTTGATTTCTTAAAATTCCGGCAATTCTGATTTGATAAGTTCCTGGTCTGGCAAATTCGGTATACGCAGAAAGGCTGTCTTCGGGAATTCTTATAACGTAAGGACCGCCCTGAAAGCGCACTTGAATAGACGAACTCCCTCCGGCTGTATAATCTTTTGTCAGAAGATTGATTTGTACGGGCTGATTTGGCTCGGTAGTCGTGACGTAGACGCTCCAGTATGTTGAAGGAAACGGAGTTGGTATCAATTCGCCAGGAATAACCCCAAGGTAGATGAGTTCGTTTATCGCCTCATCCAGCGTAATGCTACCATCTTCAAGTCCGTCGAGAATGTCTTGCAGCTCATCGTCAATATCGTCACCCATGCCATCATTAATGATGTCGATGATCTCCTCCAGCGTGTAACGTCTGCGCCGCCTGCGCCTATTCAAGAGAAATTGCATGTTACCACTCCGTGATAGCGGTCAGTGTTTTCTTGTACTGGATCAGCACCCCGAGAACCCTCGCGTTTCCGGCAAGAGCAGTCCCGCCGCTTCCAGCAAAGTCGAAGACGCGGGACAGTTTGAGGTGAACCATCGAACCGATAGCGGGAGTTCCCGCAACCGTAACTGCAGGGCTTGCAGCCGTGACATGGATATACCCGTCGTCCGCCAATGCCTGATCGTCAATGTTGCGAGCGGTCCCGTTTGCCGCGTCCAGGGCCTCACCGTCCTTGAACGAGCGGCCCGACAGCGTGAAACGCACCCACTGGTCGGCAGATGATTCCCCGTCTTCCGGTATCCAATAGACCTTCGCTTTGATAGTTCCGAGATCCCACGCTTCAGGCATGGCGATATTGAACTCTACAAACGTGTCGGAAAGCTCATCGGTGAAATCTAGAACGTCGTGAGACGCATCATTCGTATCGGCTTCGAGAATCGCCGGAATCGCCCCGCCTATAAAACTCGGGATCATCGCGCCGGCCGGGATCCACATCACGTCGTAAAGAGCGTTCGCCCCGGCAATCGCCGCCGTCGCCTTGGCTAAAAAGTACCCATCCCACAGCTGCAGCAGCGTCGAGCGCTTGACCGCGCCCGAATCCGCCGAATCCTGAACAGTCACGATGTCGGCAGCAACCGGCGTCGTCTTGGTTCCCGTTCCGTAGATGGCCGTCCGAACCGCCGTCTCGTCTACCAGACTCGTTCCGGTCGCGCCAACGGCCGCAATGGTGCCGACAATCGCCTTGCCGTCCTTCAGTGTCTTGGATGTCGCGCTCCACTGCGGGACATAGTTTTCGGTCATGGACGCCGGAGCGATGGCGCCAGCCGAAACGCCCAGCGTCGTTTTCATCTGCGCCAGCGTGACCTTGCGAGCACCAGCAGAGGTGACGGCATAGAACTCGTCTGCATCATTCGCAGAAGTAGCAGCCGTAAGCCCGGTGACATGCGCCGCCAGCCCTGCATATATGGCATCGTTAACCGCCTGAAGCGTGATTTTCTTCGCCACCCCGGATTGACCGATAATGAAAAGGTCTGCAGTCGAGGTCGCGCCGGCAGCGCTTAAGGTTGTCGGATCAATCACCGCCGCCCGAATGGCCGTTTGAATATACGTCGCCAGCACCGCCAGTGTAACCGTGTTTTCGGTAGTTCCGGTGTCCTTGATAGCAATCTTGTCTGTCCCAGCAGGAGAGGCGTCAGCAGCCTTGCCCCATACCGTGTCGATCGCATGTTGCGCCACCAGATCGATGTCGACCGGCTTCAGTACCCCGCCCTGAAGGATGTAGACGCTATCGGCTCCCGTTACTGCAGTTCCGGCCGCAATGGCTTCAATCTGGTCTACCACAAACGCCTTGATACCCGTGACGGTAACGCTTTTCGGGCTCCCGGCATCGGACACTGGAATCAACTCGCCGCCGCCAATGCTCGAATCCGGCGTCATTTCAGAAATTTTAATAGCCATAACGGAGCCTCCCTAACTGTTGCGTCACTATCGCCACCGCTTCAAATGCCCACTTTCCTGTAGAAGAAAGCCAAATCACCGCCCAGGCGCCGCGGCATCGGCACCTATCGACCTTGTTTCTGTTTTCTGCCCAGGTGCCAAAAGAGGAAACGCCAGAAATAGTAGTTCCGGCAAGGTCCGCCTTGATTCCGGCTTCGGCAAGGTCCGCCGCTTCTTCGGCAGACGAGGCCATGATTACGCGCCACGTTACGGCGGTCCCGTTGTTTTCGGCTAGAATGCCGTGGATCTCCGCCAGAAGCGCATCATCAATATCATTTGTCGCCAACCGGATTGGACCGATCGCGACATGACTCTCGAATGCCGTGCCGTCGTCCGTCGTTACCGAATCGCTGAACTTGCGCAAATACCCGTCGCGACAACCGAGAATCACTTCTGGTAGTCCGGCGCTACCCTGAAGGCGAGCCGTCGCCATCGGCTGCATTGCCGTAGGTACGACAACCGGCCATATAGCCTTGTTTTCAACGTCCAGCCACCAATGCTCGCCGTTGCCGGTATCGGGCGTTATGAAGAGATGGAAACCGCGTCCCCTCGCGTCGTAGGCCATTGTGACGTGTTTTGCGGTAGTTACGGTATTCACCAGCGAAGCCGGAAGATTGTCCGCGCTGAACCGCTCCGGCGCTTTCTGGCCTCCAAGCTGCATGACGTAGACGCCATCGAAGGAAAGGAAGGCCAGCAGCCCATCGTCAGAACGCGCCCACGCCCCGGGCGCAATTACCCCGACCGTGCTGGATACTTGCCGCATGACGCCATCAGTAGGGTCGCCCTTGAGCATCCAGAGTTCATTCTTGGTCGCGAAAAGGAGAGAGTCATCGCTATCGGGTATCATGGCTTGAATCACGTCGCCAATCCGCCCCGCGTTGCCGACTTGTCCGGCCGCCGCCCGCCCAACGTCGTTCATTTCCGCGCCAAAAGCCCAATCCGTAGGGTCGCTCTGTCTGGATGCGTACCACACATTGTCAACCCCGCCGAGGATAATCCGGTCGCGGTACAGGCATACGCGGGGGCAGGCGACCGGAATCACGCCGACAGTCGCCGAAACGGCGGTTACAACTCCGGTAATCGGGTCATACAAACGAAGAACGGAGTCAGCAAGATAGATTGTTCCGTTGCGCTCAACGGCATCGAAAGCGATAGACGCGCCGCCGCCCGCCACCGTCACCGCCGAATCGAAAACAATGGTTTGCCCGTCTTCGGTCAAGATGTCAATTCCGGCGTCAGTTTGCAGCGCCGCCGAAAGCGCCGAAGAAGAAGACCCGCGAACGACGTTTATCGCGCCATCAGCTACCACAAGTAGGTCGTATTGGCGAGCGCCGGTAGAGTCGATGTAGGTCGCGGGAATGATAGCGGAAATCGAAGCTCCGAAATCGGTCGCCAGAACTTTTGCAAGACCTGGCCGTGATCCGCCGCGAAGTCTGGTTTCAAGACCGCAAACGCCACGTACGTTCACCGCCCAGGGTGAAGAGTACGGTCGTTGCTGTTCGCGATATCCCGCCCGCCGAGCAACCCCGGCGAGCGGGAACGTGAGCGTTTTGTTACCGACTTTCGGCATTACGCGACCTCCGTTACGCCAGAGGCCATGCCGGAATAACGTAATTGGTCGCCCCGACCGTGATGGTCAGGTAGATCGGAGACGCCTTGCCAGCGTTAGCCTCGGCCGGCGCGTTGGTCATGGTCAGCGTCTTGGCTTCCGCCGTTGTCACCGCCGTGAACTTTGGAGGGGCCGTCAGCGTCGCTACGCCCGTCACCGCCAGCGTACCAGCCACCGCCAGATTCCGCAGTCCGCCGACGTCCTTGTTGGCATCCGCCGTGACGATCTTACTCGCCTCGACCGTGCCATCCGTCACCGGAAGCAGCGCCTCGATACCGTCCACAGCCGTCGCCGTCGCCGCGACAACCGCCAACTCATCCTTCAACAAATCCCGCACTCTCAAGTCCATAATCTCACCAACCTTTCTTTTTACCCGTGCCGACGTTCAACGCCAGCAGTTTCCAATGCACCACGAATCTTTGCAACATCCTCGCGAACCCCGTTCAGCTTTTCGTCCATCCTCTGAAGCCAGTCCATGCGAGACCGGCATTCCGTCTCGCGGCTCGAAATGCGGGATTCGATCTCCGCAATCTTCGCTCCTTGACCGATCACCTTGACCGCCAGCCAGCCCCAAAAGCTAAACGACAACCCCACGAAGCTCGACACCATCAACACAACCCACCACGGCGTTACCATGTTTCCCCCTTATACGTTACCGGATAAGTCGTCCCGAAGTTGCGCCTCGAAAGACTATCTGAAGTCTCGCAATTCTCCCCCATCATCCCGAAGAACCGCGCACCCATCTTCTTGTCGATTTCGATCCCGGCAGCCAGCATTTCCGCAAACCTTTCCGTATGCGCCCCGCGCTCATCGTTTCCTCGCTGTTCGGCGACCGCCAGACAGCTTTCGATGATAAGCTCCGAATGCTTCATGCCCCCAAGCGGATAAGGCTTCAGGGTAGTCAGCTTTCCGGAATAGGCCTCGTAGCGATACGTCAGTGTGTATATGGCATCGGGTGTCGGCCAATAGACGATCTCGAGCCGTTGTCCGCCCGCACCGTCGCTAACCTTCGAGCGAATGGCCGCGCATTTCGGCTTGGCATTCGTCGTTGTCCTCGCCTTCAGCGCCATCATCTGCCCCTCGCTCACCAGTGTTACGGGGGTACAGTTTAGGGCAGCAGCAAAGTGAAGATTTCCAGTTATCCGGCTCAAAGCGTCTGGCAAATCCGTCGCGTCATCTCCAACGGCCGTAGCGATCGTTGTCGATGGATTCAGGAAAGACCATTCGTATCCAGCAGGAGGATAGTAAAAATTCCGAATGCCCGATTGAATGTATCGATCAACCTCCGCCAGTTTCGCCGCGTTCCAGGCCGTAGAGTCAACCCCGTAGCCAAGAAACCCGCCAACTTCTATCAGCAGATCGGCGTAACTGATCGAAAGAGTCGATTCACTCATGCAGCACCTTCATCTTTCTTTTTTGGCTTTTCGGCAACCGCAAAGTCGCCTCGCTTGTCGATCATGTCGGACATGGCCGCGATAATCGCGCACCCTTCCGCACTCATGCGGGACGGAAAAACCACGTCCTTTTTTCTCTTGATGGAGTTGTAGAGCTGAACAAGGGAGTCCGGCAGCTTGGATGCGTCGTAACCCATGTTGCTAAACATATCCAGCGCATGTTCATCGACTCGCGTCTCGTGAGTAACTTCAGGCTTGGACATATCAGATCCTCGAAAAAGGCGACCCTTTCCCCGAAGGTACGGGGCCGCCAATCATGGTTTTCGATTACGCCTCGGCAGCGGCACCGGCCAGGTTCACGCAGCGCCACACGCCGTTGAACACCAGATGAGCCCCATCCAGGGCCGCGTCGATCGCGTTGATCTCCGCCAGCGCCCCACCAGTCATGGTGAAGCCATTCGTGACCAGATCAACGGTCACGTCGTTGGTCGTCATGGTGCCGAGCGCCAGGAAGCCCTTCCGCTGGCCGAAGACGGTCCCTTGCGCAAAGGTCACATCCACGTCCGCCGCGAGCGTCAGTCCGCCGCAGACATACGAGATGCCGCTGGTCATGTAGGAAAGCCCCACAAGACCGGCATTGGGCGGCGAGATGAACTCGACACCACCGGACTCCTCGCCATCGAGAAGATCGGCCTGGCAGACCGGATTGCCCGTGTAGGCATAGCCGGTGCAAAGCACGGCCAGCAGCGCCGTGCCGCTGATCGCCGAAGCGGTCAGCACCATGACGGTGCCGTTCGTAACGGACGAGATCGTGTACTTGCCCGGAACGACCGACGCTCCGCCGTCCTCGATTTCGCCGCCCAGCAGGACAACGGTATCACCCGCCGCCAAACCGGCCGTCGCAACCACGGTCAGCGTTTTGCCGTCCGTCGCCAGCGACCATGCGCCGGTCATGCTGGCTTCCAGCACCGCCGTTACCGTCTGGCGAGGAATGATCGAGCCGCGCCCGACGTAGCCCGCCTTGACGAAACGGCCCGCCCCGGTCCCGCCACCGGCCTGGAACGTCAGGATCCCTGTGTTGATAACCGTATCCGCGCCCAGCGCGACCATCACGCCCTTGGAGCCGGGCATGTTGATCTCGATGAACTGACCATTGGCCTGCGCCGGATAGCTGCGCTCGGAGACGCCCGCGAACGCATTGGCGGTCGCTGCCGTGGGGCGAACGACCTGATTGTGACGCCGGCCGCTTACCGCCGTCGCCGTTCCGTTCGCGATGTCGTAGCAGACCGCTTCGCCCTGCTTGATTGCGTCCGTCCCGTTGTACCACACAGCACCGACTACGCGCTGCATTCCAGAGATGTGCCCATTCAGACTTGCATCCATTGTGAACCTCTACTTTCTTTTGTTTCTCGAATTAAGCCGCCGCAGGCACCAGCGCCTTTGGCGGCGTTGATTACACGGCCTTGCTGAACACCGACATACGCCGGGGATCGGTGCAGACCAGGTTGAGCGACGCATCGAGATCGACACGACGCACCAGATGCTTCCCAGGCACCGGCTCGGGTTTGGACAGGTTGTTCTCCCATCCTTCCATGACGCCGCAGACGAGACACTTCCAGTCGATCATGTAGATCGGATCGGTTGTGTCCGCATCCAGCTTCGGAGCGTAGGTCAGCGGGGTTCCCTTGAACAGCGTCTTGCCGTCCTTAGAGGCCACGTCATTCCCGAGGCTCATGTTCTGCTTCTCAAGGATCTCCTCCATGAGACCGATCACGGTGTCACCGGCGTAAATGCCGTTGCTCATCTTGCCGACTTCCGGCGTCGCGTGAGACACCGGCGAGCGGAAGTTGGTGACCCGGCTCGCACGGCGCATCTTGCGAATCAAATCTTCCTTGCTGATTGCGGCATACTGCGCCGTGTAGTTCTTGAAGCGCGTGTACTCCGTCGAGGAGATACCGGCGCGACCATCGGTAAACCCGGCCGGATTGCCGCCGTTGAAGCCTTCGGTCGCGTTCTTGACGATCCAGTAGGCAATGCCATACGGGGTCTTCGTGTCCGCGGAATTCTCGGGCTTGCTCCAGAGAATCTCTTCCAGGAGCTCGAACCAGGAGATCATCATCCCGATGTACCGGGTCTTGATCAGGTCCACGATGGCGTGACCGCCACGCTGGAAATCCTTCTCGCGCTGATCGTAGATGTAGTTGGCGTTCAGGTGCCGCACGGACACTTCGCCCTTCTTCATCGTGTCAGTCAACGCACTTCCATCCGTCTCGAACATACCAACGGTCCGGGCGGAGTGGTTGTGGTCCATCATCAACTGGAATTCCCAGTTGTCGCCGCCCGAAAACTTCTTCTGGCGGGACTTCCATATCTCGCGAACGCCGACGTGATCGGTCAGGTCCGTCTGCATGTCCACGAACGCGCCGCGCTTGATCAGATTGTTCTGTGTCGTCAGAACGAGATCATCAATTTCACTGTGTGCCAAACCCATAATAACACCTTCTCTTTCTTACTTTTTGCCGAAATGCTTTCGGTCGATTTCATCCGCAGTTTCATCCAGGGCATCCCTTTTGGGAGTTGCTCTGGAACCATCAGCCCGAGCGATTATCAGCTTCTCTCGGGACTTCAGCGCCTCCTCCTTCTTGGCGGTCTTAACTTTCGCCACGGACTCACCAAGCGTCAGCGAAACGGCCTCCTTGAACACGGACTCGCGAGACGCTTCCTCGCCAGCGGCCTTGTAGCCTGCTTCGAGAACCTTGAACTTACGCTCAATTTCCGCTCGCTTTGCCGCCTCCGGGCTGCCGGCCTGAAGCGTTGATTTAGCCCCCGATCCAACAGCATCGACGAAATCATCGCCGAGGCCCTGAATCTGCGAGTCCAACCAATCCACCTCCTGACGGCTACCGCTTTGGCGTAGCTCCTTGTTGTCGTCCGATAGCCGCCTGATCACGCTCTTCATGGCCTTGAATCCAGCAACGATGTTATCGTCGTAGGCTTCGGGGTCCAGGTCTGGAATACCATCCAGTAGCGCGACTACCTCATCCGTTTCGTTCTCGTCCTTGCCGTCCGCGGATTTACTCTCACGTTCGGGTTTGCCCTCCAGCATGCCGCAGA